AGAGTTGAGATATCTGGTGTTGAATCTGATGTAGTTGCAACTAGACTTACAATTGCATATGATGCAGGTTCAACCGCAGCACTTTCAGTAGAAAGTAATAGTAATTTTAGTGAATTTGAAAATTTCCTTGTAGATAATACAAATCGAGGATACTTAAAAATTGGTGATGAAGTTATTGAATATACTTCAACTCCTGGTAACAATCTTATTGGAGGAACGATTGCTAGAGGTGCAAACAAGGCATCATATCCAATTGGTACTTTGGTTTATAAGTATGAATTGTCTGGTATTAATTTGGCTAGAATTAACAAAATTCATGATATGAATGATGTTACTGTTCCAAATCCAATTACTTTAGATTCTTACTATATTAGACTTAATACTCAAGAAATATTTAATTCAGATAATACAAATTCAAACCCAATAGGTTATGATCGTAGCACTGAAAGGAATATAGATGATGCTCCTACACTTTATGTAAAAAATACAAAATCTGCTGGTGGATATGGAATCAGAGCATCTCAAAATATTTCTTATGGAATTGCAACTCCAATGATTCAGTCTCAAACTGTTCAAGGTTCTACAATCAGTGCTCAATTTAGATCTACAACAACTGCAGGAATTAGTGGAAACGAAATTCCATTCGTTGATAGTGGATTTGAATCTATTACATTAAATAAACCCAATTTCTTTTCTACACCAAGAGCAATATTCTCTAAAGTTAATGAAGATTTAAAACTTACTAATGTCCCTGGTAATAAGTCTATGTCTCTTAGACTTTTCCTTAATAGTGTTGATACAAGAGTAAGTCCGGTAATTGATTCTCAAAGGATGAATATTATTCTTTCTACAAATAGAATTAATAACCCAATATCAAACTATATTACAGACCCTAGAGTAAATAGTATTGACTCTGATCCTTCGGCATTCCAGTATATTTCACGGGAACTTTCAATAGAAAATTCTGCAACATCACTCAAAATTGATCTTAATGCATATATTAATACGTTCTCTGACATTAGAGCATTCTACTGCATAGGTAATGAACCAACGTCAAACCCAATTTTCACTGCATTCCCAGGATTCTCAAATCTGAAATCGAATGGAAATATCATTAATCTAAAAGATAATGATGGACATCCAGATGCTGAAGTTCAGAAGACAAATGTTCTTGATTTTAATAGCAATAGTCTTGAATATAAGGAGTATACATTCACAATGGACAATCTGGAACCATTCAGATACTATAGAATTAAACTCATCATGAGTTCTACCAGTCAGATTTATGTTCCTAGAGTTAAAGACCTTAGAGTTATTGCACTAGCATAATGGATTATCATGGAGTAGAGGGTCACTCAGATCTTTTGAGAGACCCTGATACCGATTCAATTGTAAATATCGATTCTATTGGATATCAAAAATATATTGCTAGACGTAAATCTAGGGATAAAAAAAATCAAAAGGTACAAAACATAGAACAAGAAGTTGCTAGTATGAAAGATGATATTGACGAAATTAAAAACTTACTAAAGGAGTTATTAAATGGATCCAAATGAAATAGAACTAAAGAATCTTTCCAAAAGTTTTGAATATACAAAATTAGCTGCTGAAATTGATGAGTGTAATGATATTGCAAATTTAAAAAATTTGGCAAAATCTTTCTGTAAACTTTATTTTAAGCAGCAAGAAACAATGTCAGTTGTAAGAGCAAATTATTAAGATAAATATAAACATAGGGAATTTGTGAGTAAATGGCAAAACCATCATCTAGACAAACTTTAATAGATTACTGTAAGAGGCAGTTAGGAGCGCCTGTATTAGAGATAAACGTCGCTAATGAGCAAATAGACGACCTAGTTGATGATGCCCTCCAATACTGGAACGAGAGGCACTATGATGGTGTTGAGAAAATGTATCTTAAACATGCATTTACTCAAGAAGATATTGATAGAGGAAAAGCAAGTGGAACAAGTGGAGTTGGTATAGTTACTACAAGTAACTCTTCAAATGTAGATGGATTAGGAACAGTTACTTCTAATTGGTATGAAAATTCAAACTTTATATCTATTCCAAATTCTGTAATTGGAGTTGAAAAGATATTTAGATTTGATAGTAGTACAATATCCGGTGGGATGTTTAGTATTAAATATCAATTATTTTTGAATGACTTATATCAATTCAGTTCGATTGATTTACTTCAGTATTCTATGGTTAAGACTTATCTAGAGGATATTGATTTTTTATTAACTACAGATAAGCAGATTAGATTTAATCAAAGGATGGATAGATTATATTTGGATATTGATTGGGGATCTCAGGTGGTTGGTGAGTATATTGTATTAGAATGTTGGAGATTATTGGATCCAAACGATTTTTCAAAAGTATGGAATGATTTCTTTGTTAAAAAATATTTAACTATGCTAATCAAAAAACAGTGGGGTCAAAATCTTATAAAATTCCAAGGAGTTAAACTTCCTGGTGGTGTGGAACTTAACGGAAGACAAATTTATGATGATGCTGTAAAAGAAATTGACGATTTAATGGAGAAAATGTCAAATACATATGAAATTCCACCTTTAGATATGATAGGTTGATATCATGGCATTAAATCCCTTTTTTATTCAAGGTACAAGTGGAGAACAAAATCTTGTTCAGGACTTAATAAATGAACAGTTAAGAATGTATGGCGTTGAAGTATATTACCTTCCTCGTTCTTATCTGACCACTAATACTGTTATAGAAGAAGTTATTCAGTCATCGTTTGAAGACGCATATCCTATTGAAGCATATGTTCAAAATTATGAAGGATATGATGATAATAGTACTCTATTGTCAAAATTTGGTATACAGTCAACTCAAGAGATGACTTTTATTATCTCTAAAGAAAGATTTGAAACTTATATTACTCCATTAACGGAAGGTAAGGCAAACTTAAAACTAGCATCTAGACCTAAAGAAGGTGATATTATCTACATGCCTTTTGGTGATAGGATGTTTGAAATTAAGTTTGTTGAACATGAAAAACCATTCTATCAGTTACAGAAAAATTATGTTTATGAATTAAGATGCGAACTCTTCCGTTATGGAGATGAAGTCATTGATACTGGGGTAGACGAAATTGATGACACTTTAGTTGGTAGTGATACTGACGGTATCTCTGAATCTGGTTCTTCTACAGTTCTTGGTGGTTCACTAACCATGACATTAGTCGGAGCATCATCAACTGCTACTGCACTTACAGGATTAATTAATGGAGGTATTCGCTCTATTACTGTAGGAAACCAAGGTGCTTTATACTCAATTGCTCCAACAGTTGCTATATCTTCGGCACCTTCAAGTGGAATAACAGGTATTGCTACTGCTATACTTGATAGATTTTCCGTTAGTAATATTAATATTACAAATCCAGGTGCTGGTTATACTGTAACACCAGAAATTTTGATATTAAGTAATAGTGGAATTGGTGCAACTGCATCTGCAACTCTTGGTTCGGGTTCTATAGGAATTGTTACCGTTACTAGTGGTGGTGCAGGATATACAACCGCACCAACGATTACCTTTACTGGAGTTTCTACAGCAGCTGCTGTAGCAACAGCAATTGTTTCTACAGCAGGAACTATTACTGCAATTAATATTACTGATGCTGGTATTGGATATACCATGGCACCAACTATTACAATAAGTAATCCCACATCTAGTGATGTTGGAACTTTTGTATTTAATGAACTTGTTACTGGTTCTACAAGTGGAACAAAAGCAAGAGTTAGAACATGGAACACTAATACTAATGTGCTTGAACTGGGTAATGTTACTGGAAACTTTAAAGTTGGAGAAACTATTGTTGGTTCTACATCTTCTGCTACTCACACCATATTCTCAATTAACAATGATCCGGTAAATGATGGATTTGCTCAAAATACAAGTATTGAAACTGAAGCAGATGGGATATTAGACTTTACTGAAAGAAATCCTTTTGGAATGCCTTAACTAAATATTATTATAGTGAACAAAAATCATGTTTGAGCATTTTTACCACGAAATTCTAAGAAAAACTATCATATCATTTGGTACGCTTTTTAATAATATCAATATTCAGAAGAAAGATGCTTCTGATACAGATTTTAGTGTGATGAAAATTCCTCTTTCATATGGACCTACACAAAAGTTTTTGGCAAGACTTGAGCAGTCTGGGGACTTAAATAAGTCCACTGCAATATCATTACCTAGAATGTCTTTTGAGTTCACTGGTCTTACTTATGATTCTTCCCGCAAGGTTACTTCAACTCAAAAAATTGCAGTAAAAGACCCCGATACACAGAAAAAAGTAAATAAAGTCTTTACTCCAGTTCCTTATAATATGCAATTTGAACTTAGCATTATGTCTAAGTTAAATGATGATGCATTACAAATTGTAGAGCAGATTTTACCTTTCTTCCAACCTGCATTTAATCTTAGTGTGGAGTTGATAGATCAAATTAAAGAAAAGAGAGATATTCCAATCATTCTAGAAAATATTACAATGCAGGATGATTATGAAGGAGACTATAGCACAAGAAGAGTTCTTCTTTATACTCTAAGATTTACTGCTAAAACATATCTGTTCGGTCCTGTCACAAGAGTCGAACCAATCAAACAAGCAACTCTTTCTTACTATACAGATAGTGCCGAGAAGAGAGATCTTGCATATAAAGTTACTCCAAGAGCAGTTAAAGATTATGATAACTCTGTAGTAACTAATCTTTCTGCAGATATTTTATCTAGTGCTACTAGTATTACTGTAGATGATGCAAGTAATATTACTGCAGATACATACTTTGAGATTGATTCTGAGTCAGTATATATTAAGAAAGTTACCGGTAATAAAATTACTATCGATAGAGCAAGAGATAATACCATCGCCAAAGATCACGTTAAAGGCACTGCACTTAAATCAATTACACAAGCAGACAATGACCTTATTGAAATTGGAGATGATTTTGGATTTGATGGGGACACTTTCTTTTAATATAATATGACTGATAAATTTAATGGTTTAGATGAAGCGTTTAGTATAGCAGGAGAGTTAATGCCTGCTGAAAAGAAAGAAATAGAACCAGTCAAACCCAAATCATTTTCTTCACAAGATATTCAAAAAGACTATGAGTATACCCGTGGTAACTTATATTCAATTATTGAAAAGGGTCAGGAAGCAATTAATGGTATTCTTGAACTTGCACAAGAAACTGAACAACCAAGGGCATATGAAGTTGCAGGTCAGTTAATTAAAAGTGTTTCTGATGCTACAGATAAACTGATGGAACTTCAGAAAAAGTTAAAAGATGTGGAAGAAACCAATACTCAAAAGGGACCAACAAACGTTACTAATGCATTATTTGTTGGTTCTACTGCAGAGTTACAAAAAATGATTAAAAAAGCAGACGAGAACATAAATAATTAAAAAAAGAGATGGCGAAAGTAGTAAAAAACATAACTATTCCACAAGGTTCTGATTTTTCAAAAACCTTTACGTCTTTAGAATCTGACGGTTCTGTTACAAATCTCACTGGATATTCTGCTGAGGCAAAATTAAAAAAACACTCAGAAGCATTAGTATCACATTCTTTTACTGTGGGAATAACTTCAGCAACAGGTCAAGTTTCTATTGCAATGACTTCGGGTGTAACAACACCATTAGATTCTGGTAGATATTATTACGACATTAGACTAACTTCTTCTTCCGAAGCAAAATTAAGATTAGCAGAAGGAATGGCGTTAGTAACCGCAGGAATTAGTACATAGTATCATGGCTGCTGATTTAAAAGATTTTTTCTCCGCTATAGGTAAAGCAAAAAAAGACAAAGAGGACGAAGTTCGTTCTCTTGTGGGAGAAATTGATATTGATTCAATGTTCTCTCAAGTTAAAGTATCCATAGAAGAAGATAATAAAAAGAAAGAAGAACAGAAAAAACAAATAGCAGCATTAGAGTCTTGGTTATATACGGAAGTAGAAGAAAAGGAAGAAGAAATTGTTGAAGCAGTTGCTCCCATAATTGTTCCTCATGAAGAAGTAGAAGATGAAGAAGTAGAAGATGAATTAATTGAAAATAATGAAGAGGTAGTAGAAGAAGACTTAGTAGAAGATGAAGATACTGTTAATCATGCACTAAAAATTCTTGAGACTATCAAGTCTAAAGAAGAAATAAGAGAAAATGTAAGTGATCCAGAAATTGCTAAAATTCGTCGTGAACTAGAGTATCTTAAAAATCTTGTTAATGCTCAGGGTGGTGGTGGTGAAGTTCGTCTTGAGTTCTTAGATGATATTGACAGAGATACAACAAAAGTTGATGGCAAGTTTCTTAAGTATGAAGCATCTTCAGGAAAATGGATAGGTGTAGATGGTGGTTCTTCAGATTTAGATAGTGTTCTCACGCAAGGAAACACTTCATCTAAAGGAATAAATGTTGGTGTAGTAACTGCAACAGGTTTAATTGTAGATCCTGTTGGTGCTGGAACTACATTTACTGAAGATATGGTTGTAGTTGGCAATGCTAGAGTCACTGATACTCTGAGCGTTGGAACGGCAACAATTATTTTTGATGGTTCCACTGATACTTTAACAGTAGGAACTGGTGCAACAATATCATCAGCAGGTGAAATTAGTGCTTCATCATATGTTGGTAGTGGAGCAAGTATAACTGGAGTTGTAGCAGAGGGATTAACTGGAACTCCAAATATTCAAGTTGATGTAATAACAGCATCTAGTGCAACATTTACTGGAAATGTATCTATTGCAGGCACATTGACATATGAAGATGTAACTAATGTTGATTCTATTGGTATTGTCACTGCCAGATCTGGTATTGAAATTGGTGGTCCTGTAATCCTCAATCTCAATACATCAACTTCAACCACAACATCAACTTCACAGAGTGCTGTAGATACATTTAGTGTTACTGATTATAGATCAGCAAGTTATCAGGTGCAAATAACAAGAGGTACAGAATATCACGTTACATCTTTAAATATTGTTCACGATGGAACAGATGTTTATGTTAGTGAATTTGGAACGATTAATACTGGTTCAGTATTGGCAACTTTCACAGCAGATATAAACTCTGGAAGTGTAAGAATACTGGCGACCCCAACAACGGCAACTTCTACAGTATTCAAGATGTATAGAAATCTAATAAGAGCATAAATAAACAAAAGCATTGTTTTGCTGTAATGTCTGAGAAGAAGTATTGTCGTCTTTGTAGAAAAAAAGAAACCAGAGAACATTGTTCTTATGGTCCAAGACTATACGACAAGTATAGTGTAGACGATGCTACCGAAAAAGAAACTGCTGATGCAGCAGATGAATCTGGTATTTCTGAAAATGATATCAAAAACTTCTCTAAAACTATTATTGAAAAATCAAAGAGTGGTGACTCTTCTTTGCGTGACTGGTTTGGCAAGAGTAAGTCTTCTGATGGCAAGCCTGGTTGGGTTCAGTTGGGTGGCAAATACTCAGGAAAACCCTGTGCAAAGCAACCAGGTCAAACAACCAAACCAAAGTGTGGTTCTAGTAAAATGAAAGCAGATCTTTCTAAAGATGAGGAACAAGCAGCGTTCCGCAGAAAGAATGCAAAAGATCCAAATCCAAATCGTTCAGGGAAGGCAATCAACGTGAAGACAGAAGAATTAATTCA